ACGACTCAAACACACAAAGCCAATATCTATCATTTAGAAGCGGTGCTTTCTGAAACTAGGGATTTTCGTATTATGGATAGTATATGTGCGATTCATGGTAATGCTGCCTGGTTTGAGCTTCCTCAAGTTATTGAGGATTTAGATCATGCATCATATATCTCAAAAATAGGTGAACTAGCTCAAGAACAGGGTCATTTATCGCAGTCAGTTGCTTTGGCAATTTCAGATGACCGAATAACTCAGCAGGAGCATGACGAAATCTATAAAGAAGTTTTTGATTTGTTCCGAGTTACAGCAACCTTGCTTGCTATGGTGAAAAACCAAAAGGAACGTGATCATGCCTAAATTTGAGCTTCAGGATGTTAAAGAAGCAGCACGCGGAAAATGGATTGATATATTTTCACAGTTCAATATAACAGTGCCCAAAATTGATGAACATGGGCCATGTCCTAATTGTGGTGGTGAGGATCGTTTTCGCTTTGATGATAAATATGAAAATGGTGATTGGCTTTGTAATAACTGTACAGAAAGTAAGAACCGAGATGGTTTTGACTTGATTGGTAAAGTTACTGGCCTAGCATTTTCACAAATCATTGAAGAGGTCGCAGCATCTGTAGGATTGAACGCAAAAAGTACAATTACTCCAGCAATGAGGAAAAAATGGGCTGAAGAACGAAAAATTCGTGAACGTATTGCTCAGGAAATGGAGTTAAAAAAACAGCAACAAGTGGCACGTCAAGCACAAGGCTTATATAGAAATGCTTATTTAGGTGAGTCAAGTCCGTATTTAGACCGTAAAAAAGTTCCAGCACTTCCTGGAGTCAAAATTGATCATCACGGGAACGTACTAATTCCTGCTTTTGACCGTTCAGGCTTTCAGTGGAATATGCAAACAATTTACCCAGAAGGAGGCAAGTATTTTGTAGCTGATAAAGAAGATCCCACGGGAAATAAAAAAGGTGGACGTACAGGAGGCTGCTTTTTCTTAATTGGTACTGTTGAGCTTGATAGTAATGTTTTATGTATTGCTGAGGGGTATGCAACTGGAGCCAGTATTCATTTAGCTACAGGATTACCCGTATTTCTTGCTTTCGTTGCAAATAATTTACCCAAAGTTGGTTCTGAGGTGCGAGAAATGTACCCAAATGCACAGCTTGTTTATTGTGCAGATGATGACAGTGCAAAAGAATCTACAGGTCAGGATTACGCTAACAAAGCTGTGGCTGTGACTGGCGGTATTGTAGTTTTACCACAATTTGAAGAGGTGGCATAAGTGGATCAAGATCAGAATATGACACAGCCACAAGCAATATCTCACCCTACTGATTTTAATGACTTGCATTTGCTTCAAGGGTTGGAGGTTGTCAAAAGGCAGATCATGACAGCTATTTCGTCCATACCATTTGTTTCCCCCGAACCCCCTAAACAGCTCAACAGCCAGTTGAATGGTCAAATCGAGAAAAATTCTCAATTAGATCAAGATTCACCAAAATCCTTGGCTGTTGAGCAAGTGGAGGGTGTGGGTATTTCGTCAGAAAATGTAGGTGTATCTGATCAAGAAAAATCTAGTGAAGATTTGCTTAATAAGTATTTAGCTCGATTTTGTTTGATCGAAGCAGAAACAAATGTTTGGGATGACTATAGTAAAAAGGTTTGGAAGAAATCTGCATTTGTCACCATGCTTGGTGGGAAAAAAATGTTTGATGCTTGGAACTCGCATAGCCATCGTAAAACAATTAGTCGTGATGATGTTGATGGTCGCTTGGAGGATGGTGGCCATAAAGTTGCTAAAGAAATGCAAGAGCGATTCATTATGCTTGAGGGAAAAAAAGCATGTTGGGATACCTTTAGGCGTGAGTTAGTTGGCACAGATGTCATGAAAGATAATTGGGCAGGTGCTTATGAACTATGGGCTAAAGCAAAAGATAAACGAATGATTTGGCATGAAAATCTTGTATTTGATCCAACGATGAAAACTAAGGAAGGGCAAATTAATACTTATGATGGGATGACTATTCTGCCCTTATTGGATGAAAAAGATCAGATGATGAGTCAAGGAGAGTCATTCGAGTATTGTGTACCAATCATAAGCTTACTTAAATTTTTATGTGGTCGTGAAGATGAAGCTTATCAATGGATTTTGAAATGGTTAGCATTTCCTCTCCAGCATCCTGGTGCAAAAATGAATACATCATTATTGCTGTGTAGTCCCTTCCAAGGTGCAGGTAAATCGCTATTTTTTGAAAAGATCATGACACGAATATATGGTGAACAGTATTCAGTTACGCTAGGGCAAAATGGTCTTGAATCAATTTATACAGATTGGGCAGAGCGCAAACTTTATTGTTTATTTGAAGAAATATTTAACAATAAATCTAAGTTCGGAATGATGGGTTTGATCAAGCACATGATTACTGGTGAAAAGATTCGAATTGAGAAAAAATTCATGTCAGGTTATAGCCAAAATAACCATATCAATTGTGTCTTTCTATCGAATGAAGTTCAGCCATTGGCCATTGAAGAAAGGGATCGTCGGTTCTGTGTGTTAGAGCCGAACCAGAAATTGCCTGAAGAACTCAGAAAGCAAATCGAAATCTGCCTAGAACCCGATAGCAATGCAATTAGTGCATTTTATACTTATCTTTTAAATCTTGATCTTGGCGACTTTACGCAATACACAGAACCACCAATGACCAAGGCAAAACAGAAAATCATTCAATTCGGTTTGCCTGGATGGAAATTGTTTCTAAATGATTGGTCTAAAGGTGAGCTTGAATACCCATTCATATGTTGTTTAAGTGAGGATTTGTATAGTGCCTATATTAAGTACTGTCATAGCAATGGTGAAAAAACATTACCTAGTAACAGATTCATCGAATTAATTACATCTGAAAAAATTGTGGCCAAACGGCATGGCCGAATATATGAGGATACTTTTGGCGGCAGTTACTCAGCTGTAAATAGGAAAGAAGTGCAAAGAAGAATTGTATTTACACAAGTGCCACCACAGGGCGTTAAACAAGCTGAATGGCTATCTTCACAAGTGAAACGATTTCGTGATAAATTGCGAGGAACTGAAGATGCTTAAAATAAATTCTAAAATATTGCTTCTGATTGTTACGCCTGTTACGGGCATGTTACGGGCTTTTTCGCTACCCCGTAACAGTGTCTACGCCTTTCATATCAATACATACAGAGGGTCTGTTACGGCTGTTACGGGCTTTCGCACGCGCGCGCACGCGGGAAAAATTTCACTCCCTTTATTTATTCTATTTAAATTTCAAAATAAATTCTTCTCGCGCGAGGTAAATACCCCTGTAACAAGCGTAACACCCGTAACAACTATTGATTTTAAAGATTATTTATAGACCTTAACCCGTAACAACCATGTAACAAAATAGCTTTTGCCCGTAACAATGTTTAATTTTCATACAGGTATTTAATAATGGAAAAAATTTTAAGGTTATTAAACCCAAAAACTACTAATTTTGATTCAGTTGGTGGCGGTTCGTATGGTGCTTTAACTGCTCAAGATGTATGTGCTGCAATTAGCTATGCAGAACTTTCACCAGTTCAAAGTATTCTTTTGAGATTGCATATTTCTAAATTGAATCAATTAGAAGATATTGCAAAAGCAACCAAGACTATTTTGCTACTCAGCAAAAATTTAAAATTATCATCAGAACCTGTTCGTGATGAAACAGCTTTGTACATTGCTTTGGTTGAAATATTTAATTGCCCAGCTGATTACAAACCATCTGAGAGAAACAGAGCAGTTATAGGTTCAGTTAGCAGAATGCAAATACAAAGAAATTTAGGAAATCTCATAAATCAATACAAAGCTGAAATAGCAAAGCAACTTGAGGAAATAGAGTCTAAAATCATGGCACAATTAAAAATCACCTATTAATTTATTTAAATCTATTGACAGGTGAGCCAAAAATATTCTACATTTCACCACAATGAGTAACTATAAATATTATTCAGCGCTGTAAGTTTCCCCAGAGTCGAAAGACTCTTTTCATACCACATGTTTCCCTCGGAGGTTCATGTGGTTTTTTTTGATCTGGAGTTTGTCATCATGGGAAAGAAAGCACCTCAACGTGCTAAACGTCCATGCCTTGTTTCGAGTTGCAAAGAATATGCAACCAATCAAGGTTACTGTGACAATCATCAAGATAAGATTCGTAAGAAAGATCGGGAGCGTGGAACAGCGCACCAGCGTGGCTATGATGCGCGATGGGAAAAAGAACGTCTTGAACACTTGGCTGAACATCCGCTTTGTGCTGATCATCAGAAGCGTGGATATATTGAAGTGGCCACAGTGGTGGATCACATCATTCCGCATAAGGGCGACAAAGAATTATTCTGGGATAAAAACAATTGGCAATCACTATGCAAGTCATGCCATGACCGCAAGACACAGATAGAAGATCGTGGCAGTTGGTCACCGCAAGTTAGACCAGTCAAGAAAGAAGTTGAGCTTCATGGTCGTGTGAATCCATTCTTTGAAGGTGATTCAGCTATGGCTTGTACAGGTTATGCAGTAGAACTACTGAGTTGTAAGCTTGATGATTCTTTTAGAGTTCTCAACGTGGATGGGAAATTAATCGAGATTGAAGATGCAGATGGGTTTAATCACCGTTTACATTACAGTCACTTCAAGAAGTAGGTTTGAAAATGGACAAAGAGATATTTTTGCTAGGTGATCCAGTCGTCTATCGCGATGACATCAAAGGCTTTGATGATCTTGGTGTAGTTGTCCAGACTGGATCAAGCTTGCATGTTCTTTGGAACGATGAACATCAACATAGAGTTGAGATCTATGAACGTCTTAGACTTGCAAGACTGAATGAGGTTGATGCTGGTTGTCGAGTAGTTGGAGAGAAATTAAGTGACTAAAGTTAAGTGCGGAAAGTGTATTGCATGTACTTATTACAATGGTCTTAATGGTAGTGGGTATCAACCTTGTCACAATCCACAGCGCCCAGTTCCACCCGATGTTGAGCGACCTGCAATTAAGTGGGATGACCATGAAGATCATGGCGTTGGTTTATCTGTACTACATATAAAGATCAATATTCTGTGTTGGTGTATCAGTTTTCTTACAGTAGTCGTAATTTACGGAATTTTCTTTAAATAGGGGATAGGGGGTCAAAAGTCAAAAAAGGCTTTCTGAAAAAGACCGCCCCCCCGTCAAATTTTTACGTGGTCAAAATTCCATAGGGGGGTATACCTCTAATATTAAAAAACATTTTGAAATTTTGGAGGTTTATATGTCTGCTGGACGACCTTCTAAATCACTGCAAGAAAAAATGCTCAGTGGTAGTCGCATTCGGGATGACCGTGATGGCGATGCACAAGTTGCAAATGCAGCAGTGGATTTAGGAATGCCACCATGCCCTGCATGGTTGAATAAAAAAGCGCGTAAACATTGGGATACGCTAGGACCAAAATTAGTACAGGCAGGTTTATTAAGCGTAGTTGATGGTGATGTGTTTTTATTGCACTGCGACAACATGGCTGCCTATGAAGAGGTCCAAGAAAAATTACAGGATATTAATTCTTGGGTTGCGACTACACCGAATAAATTTGAAGTCCAATCAGCTTGGCTCCAGATCAGAAACAAGTTGCAAGAATTAATTATAAAAACTGCACGTGAGTTTGGATTGACTCCAGCTGCACGTTCAAATGTCAAAGTTAATAAACAACAGCAGCTTGATTTACTTGGTGCATCAGCTTCAACAGAAGAAGATGAGTTTTCTGGAATGTCTGTCAGATCAAGTTAAGTGAGAATTTATGCGCGATTATTTTAAAATTGCGCTCCAGTATTGCCAAGACGTGCGCTCTGGAGTGCGCGTTGCAGGTCAGTTAGAAAAACTTGCAATCAAACGATTCTTATCAGATTTGGCAAGGTCGGGATTTAAATCAGATCAAGTCGATGAAGAGACTCAGAGCCTACTACAAAACATAAAATTCAAATCAAAACCTGATATTGATTTTGAGTATGAACTGAGTTTAGAGCGCGTTACCCATGCATGTAAATTTGTTGAAGCTTGTCCACATGTAAAAGGGAAGTTGGCCAAGGTTAAACCTGATGGCACTCGACATAAGTTGATCCTTGAACCATGGCAAATATTCTGCATGATGAATATTTTCGGCTGGGTAGATTCTGAAAATAAACGTCGATTTTTATATGTCTATATTGAGGTCGCAAAGAAAAATGGAAAATCCACTTGGTTGGCTGCCGTTGCCTTGTATTTGGCGTTTATCGACGGTGAAATGGGTGCTGAAGTTTATACCGCTGCGACTTCGCGTGATCAAGCAAAGATCGTATTTGAAGATGCAAAAAAAATGGTGGAATTCTCACCAAGAATGCGTTCGAACTTCGGTATTGAATTTTCGCTTTATTCTGTTTATCAGACAGAAACAAACAGTACGCTTAAAGCGCTATCACAAGATCGGGGCGGAACAAAAGACGGTTTGAATGTTCATGCGGCAATTATTGATGAGCTTCATGCTCATAAAACTGCTGATATGTATGACATTGTGGCAAATGGTGTAGCTGCGCGTGAAGAGCCTTTGATTTTAGCCATTACCACTGCTGGTGATGACACCACAACCAAGTGTTATCAAGAAAGGCAAGTTGTTGTTGATATTTTGCGTGGTAAAGCTGTTCATGATCAGTATTTCGGGATGGTGTTCTGTTTAGATCGTGGTGACGATTGGCAAGATCCTAAAGTCTGGCCAAAGGCAAATCCAAACTATGGAATTTCAGTTACTGAAAAATATCTACATTCTGTTTTTGAAAAAGTCAAAGTAAGTCCTAAGCAAGAAGGTATCACTCGACAGAAACATTTAAATGAATGGGTCGGGGCTGTAGATGGCTGGATTGCACCTTCAATTTGGGAGGCTGCCAAGTCAGAAATATCAGAATCTCATTTCAAGGGACAAGTCTGTTTTGGAGGTTATGACTTAGCAAGTCGCCTTGATTTGGCTGGGTGGGGACGGTTACGACCACGTTTACAAGATGGCAAGATTCACTGGCATATCTTTGCAACGCCATATATCAATGAGCGTGTTGTTGATACAAAAGATGCGATTAATGGTGAAAAGCGACCAGATGAATATCCTGTTTGGCGTGATCAAGGTCACTTAATCGTTACACCAGGCGCATCCACTGATTTTGATCGAATTCAACAAGACATTGAGAATTTTCATATTGAAAATTCATTTTATGAGTTGGGACATGATCCATACCATGCAGCACAATTGACTTCGAATTTGATGGATCAAGGGATTAATGTCATTGAGGTACCACAACAAACTCAATATTTGTCTGAACCCATGCGCTGGCTTGAGCAATTACTAGCTGAAGGACGGTTGCATCATGATGGTGATCCTGTCTTACAGTGGTGTGTTCTGAATGTTGTTGTACGCCCTGATGCTAAGGAATGTATTTTCCCTCGGAAAACTTCACCCGGTAAAAAAATTGACTTGGCTATCGGGATGATTATTGCTGCTTCACGGGCAATGCATTACGACGATGAAAGCGTATTTGAATTAGTACCTGGTGATCATCTAGATGATTGGGATGTTGATGATTACATCAAAAATATGGTTGTGGGGCGACGATGACAGCACAAATTGCAAAAAGTCGGCTGTTTGAGTGTCTTGAAAAGGACAAAATCCAGCGGGCGATTAATGAAACCAAAGATATTCAGGGGCGTAGTACAGGTCCTGAAAGTCCAAAACGTGGAGTTTTGATTGATTTTCCACGTTCAAATAGCCGAATAGCCAACACGGCTACCTTCGAACGAGCAATGACACTTTCAGCAGTCTTTGCATGTCATAAAATCTTGGCTGAAACAGTTGCAAGTTTACCGCTTGAAATGTTCGTTTTTGATAAAAATCGGCATCGTAAACAGATATTTGACCATGATTTAGCGCGTTTATTTCGTAATAAACCGAATGATGATCAAACAAATATTGAGTTTAAAGAAACATTTATGCTGAATTTAATCAGTGGAAATGTGTATGTGCGGAAATATTATTACCACAAGCAGCTTAATCAGCTTGTAGTGATCAACAATGCTTCTGTTTTACCAAAATTGAATGATAAAGGTAAAAAAGAGTACCACATCACTTATTTTGATGGAAAAAAGGAAATCTTAACTGACAATGAAATTTGGCACGTTAGATTATTTGGTACTGGCTTGGTTGGAATGTCGCCTTTGGCATTTGGTGCTAGATCAATCGGTATTGGGTTGGCAACCGATGATAAAGTCGGACGAGTCATGGAAAATGGTGCAAAACCTTCAGGTACGCTCTCTACTGATAAAACTTTAAAGAAAGAACAGCGCCAAGCACTTCGTGAGGAAATGTCTGATCTTGTTTCTGGAGATGATTGGTTTCTTCCAGTGCTTGAGGGTGGTTTGACTTTTGAAAAGATTAGTTTAACACCTGAAGATATTGAACTTTTATCAACTCGACGTTTTACAGTTGAGGAAGTTTGTCGTTTTTATGGTGTTCCAAGCGTATTGATTAACGATACCAGTGGTTCAACGGTATGGGGTAGTGGTATTGAGCAGCTTGTGGAATCATTTTATCGGTTTGGATTACGTCCTTATTTTGAGCGCATTGAAGAGTCGGCAAGGTTAAATTTATTGGACCGTGTTGATTGGGATACCTTTGAGTTTGAATTCAAGATCAAGGACCTTTTACGTGCCTCAATTGCTTCCCGTATTGCCAATAATAAAGTACGGATTGAAAGTGGTCAGTCCACGATTAATGAAGTACGGATTGAAGAAGGTTATGCACCAGTTGATGGTGGAGATAATTTAATGGTTGCAGCTCAGTTATTGACGCTGGATCGTGTTATTGAGGGGCAACGAGGTGAACAAAAAAATGAGCCGTAATCATTTAAATATGCGAGATGCACAAGTTCAAAAGCCGAATGTACAAATTCGGCTTTTGCCATTTTCAGATGTCAAATTAAGATTCGATGAAAATCAAGACAAAAATTCTGCATTTGAATTCGACGGATATGCTGTTCGTTGGGAAAGTATCAATTCACATGGTGAACAATTTGTAAAAGGAGCTTTTACAGATTTTATTAATGCTGTGGCGGCTGGTGCTATGCGATGTCATATGTATTACAACCATGGCCATCGTTATGACTGGATTAGTCCTGAATTTGCGATGCGCATCGGCAAATGGCTGAAGCTTGAAGAAGATGATATTGGTTTTAAAGTTTCAGGACGGCTTACACCTGGTTTAAGTCTTGCCAAAGATGTACGAGCAATGCTTGAAGATGAAACGATAGATGGTTTGTCGATAGCATTCTTTTATCCTGATCCAATGGACATTGAAGATATGGGTAAATATGTTCGTATTAAACGAGCAAGTCTATATGAAATCAGTGTTTGTGATGAACCTAGTGATCGAAATGCACGTGTTTCTGATTCTGATATGCGAGATATTCAAACTGAAACAGATATGAAGCTTTATCTCGGACGAAAGTTTCATCTTGATGAAGCAGCGGCATCATCCTTAATCCAACGTGTTCAAAGTATTGGCCAAGATCAACAAGGAATAAAAATAGATCCATTTGCTTGGTTAGACCAAGTTTAAATTTTTTAAATGAAACAAACATGACCGCCTTTAATGGCGGTTTTCTTTTTTAAAAGGAAAAAATATGACTGCTCATCAAAAACTGCCACTCATTGGCTCAATGCAAATTTTTACCCGTAACGAAGGTGGTAACCCACTTGATACGGCATCAGCAGAGTTAAAAAAACGTTTAAAACAATTAGATGATTTAATTGAAAGTCGTCAAACCCAGTTAGCCAATCTACCAGATGATGCTAAAGCCGAGTTGGAAGAACGGGCAAAAGACATTGCGAAATTAGTCGCTGATATTGATCAAATCAAAACTGATTTGGTCAATCAAGCAAAAACTCGTTCTGAAGACGAACAAGGTGGTATTGCAGCAATTTTGGTCCGTAATACCGAAGCTTTAGAAATTGCCAAAACTATGCTTGAAAAACGTCAGAAAAATACTTCTGTTGCGTTTGATGGTATCAAAGCACGTAATATTATTACTTTGGGATCATTGGGCGAAAATTATCAATACGCCAAAAATGATTTAAATCGTGTGCCATGGCAACCATTAACTGTGGTTGATCTTATTAATTGGGCACCTATCCAGGGTGATATTGTAACGTTGTTGCGTGAAACGGCATGGAATTTAATGGCAGACATTGTTCCTGAAGGTACGATGAAGCCTGAATCATTGCTTAAATTTGATACCCAAGTCCTGAATGTAGGCACCATTGCACATTGGATTCAGGTATCAAATCAGGTGCTTGCAGATATGCCAATGCTTGCGGCATATATCGAGTCACGTTTGGCATATGGTATTCGCTATAAACTTGAATATTTTGTGATTAATGGCCATGTTCCTGCATCGGGTCAACCTAAAAACTTTAGTGGTTTAATGGAAGCTGGAAATTATCTCACGATTGACGCTGTAGCTGGTGATACTTCACTTGATGTTTTGAACAAAGCGAAATACAAAGCAGCGGCTTCATTTATTCAACCTGAATGTTACATTCTAAATCCGCAAGATTGGGGTGCAATCGAGCGTTTAAAGGGTGCAGATGGACATTACTTAATTGGTGTACCGACTGGAACAGGTGTTCAAGCGTTCTTATGGGGGCTACCTGTTCGTTTTAGTCCAGTTCAAGCTGCCGAAAAATTCTGGTGCGGTAATTTGTCAATCGGTTTTGATGGCTATATCCGTGAAGATGTTGATACACAAGTTTCATTGGAAGATGGTGATAATTTCCGTAAAAACTTGGCAACAGTACGTTCAGAAATGCGTGCAGCAGGTGGGGTCATTGTTCCAGATGCCAATGTTGCAGGTGATTTACCAAAGGTTGGCAGTGGCAGTGGTAGTGGCGGTGCTGATGGTGGTGAAGGTGGCGGTGCTTAATACCTAAATTTATTGAATTAAAAGCAGTCTTCGGACTGCTTTTTTTACCTCTTTTTATGTCAAAAAAAGGCTATTTTTATGAGTGACTTAATTACTTTAGAAATGACAAAAAAGCACTTACGCGTGATTCATGAGCGTGACGATGCATATATTGAGTTATTGATAAAAGCAGCTACACAGAACGTACTGGATTTCATTGATTTTTCGGATTGGGATGCGGTTAAAGAAAAATATAAAGGTGCAATTCCTGAAAATTTATCAGTTGCTGCATTGTTGATTATCTCTGACATGTATCAAAACCGCGCATCTCAAACAGACGTTAATTTATATGTGAACCGTGCATGTGAAAACTTGATGTTTCCATCACGAAATATGGGGGTCTAAATGCAATCAGGTGATCTAGACCATCTATTCGATGTTTATGAACAAACTGAAGAAAAAAATGCTGGTGGTCAAAAAAAACAAATATGGAAAAAGATTGGTCAATTTTATGGTGGAGTGCTACCGATCAGCGCCAATTCATTTGTCCAGTCAAGCGTTCAAGGTTCAGCTTTAATTTGTCGGGTTGTCATGCGTCCAGATGATTTTCCAGAAATATCTGCAATTCATATTATCCAGGATGTCGATACAAAAGAAACTTATAAAATTTCAGGTGCATTACCAGTCAATAAAGGTAAGAAAACCTTAATGTGTACAGTAGGGAAATTATCAAATGGAATTTGACTTCAAGATTGATGGGTTGTCAGATTTAACTGAGCAACTTCAAAGTCTTGAAAAGCTTGGTAAACAAAAACAACTCACACAAAATGCACTTTTTTACGCTTCCGAACCAATATTTGAAGAAATTAAGCGGAATGCACCAAAAGCTGAAAAAGCCTATTACAGATATTACCGTGGTTCAGCTAGAGCGAGATTAGCTGGACGACCTCAAAATACACGTAAGCTAAAAAGACCAGGCACACTTCGGAGAAATATTGCTCGAAAACGTATTCGAGTCAATGGCGGTGTTGCAGTGGGGATTTATATCAAATCTAAAGCATTTTATTACCGTTTTATAGAAAGGGGCACACCCACTTTTGCTGCTGTACCTTTTGTACGTCCAGCATATGACAGGTACAAAGAAGTTGCTGTTGAACGTTTCAAAGATAAATACGGGACATATGTTAAGGCAGCATTCGAAAAAAGAATGATTGCACTAGAAGGAATAAATGATGTTAGCGAGTGAAATTATTTATTCGGTGCTTGCGCCATTGTTTAACGGTCAAGTTGCACCAGCACCGCTTGCAATGGGGCAAAAGGTTGAAGGTACTTACATTACATACCAGGGCATTTCAGAAGAGGCATTGAATACAGTCAAAGAATGGACTGGCTATGAGCAACTTCGCGTACAAATCAATATTCACAATGCAGACAAGATTCAATGTGAATTGGATGCAAGGATCGTAAAACGTGCAATCAGCGAACAGAAATTATCATCTTGTTCATTATTGGGTGGTCAAGATGGAGGGTTTGATGATGAAACACAACTATATCAGCACCAAGTTGATATTTTAATCTGGCAAAATTAGGAGCATAACATGGCTGATAAGGCTTTAATTGATTCCCAGGGGATCACAATCTCATACAAATTACCGTCTGAACAAGCTTTTTCAGAATTGCTTGAAGTCACAGATAGTCCATTACCGACCAAAAAGCGTGAAGTTGATGACATTACAACAGTGAAGTCAACTCACAAAGAAACAGCAGCAGCTGGTGTAATTAGTGCTGATGATTTAGCGTATGAATTATTAATGATTTCTGGCAGTGTTCAACAACAAGAGTTAGATGCCCATTTTGAAGATGGTCAAATGATTGATTGGAAGGTTGAATTGCCTGATGATGCAAAAACAACTTATACCTATCAAGGCACAATTACTGAACTCTCTCCAGTCCGTGCAGCAAACAAGAAGAACCGTTTTAAATTGACAATTGCTGTAAATGGTAAAGTAACCAAAACCACCACACCTTAATGACTATATATCGCCCGCTTTGCGGGCTTTATTCTTTTTTGGACGATAGAAAATGGCTGATAAAATTTTAACTGGCGTAGCAGCAGCATTTTTAGCTTTGGCTGAAAATAAAGATTTTGTAAAAGATAATGTTGATGGTTTAGGTTCAATTGGCATTAAAAAAATGTCATTGGCAGACCGAGATGCATGGATCTCTGCTGAGAAAGATTCAACTTCAATTCTGATTCAATCCACTGTCTGTGATCCTGAAACAGGTGAACTTACATTAAAAGGCTTATCAACAGATCAAATCAAAGGCATACCAGCACCTATTGCAGATCAATTGGTCAAGAAGATTTATGCACATAATGGCATTAAAACACTTGCGGAAATTCATGCGGAAAAAGAAGCAGGGGCCGAACCTGAACCATTAAAAAACTAAAAAGCCAACCCGACCTCAAATTTCGTTTTCAGCTTGCATTACGTTTAGGTCGAACGGTTGGCGAATTAGAAAAAACGATGACTTTCGAAGAGTATCTATATTGGCAAGCATTTGATCATCTTGAGCCGATTGGAATGATTCGCGAAAATGCATTTCAAGCAAATATTGCCAAAACTTTATTTGATGTTAACTATGCAGATCATGAGTTTGGTTTTGATAAATTTATGATGTGGC